AGCAATAAAGCGAGCATTTGGATCGTTGACAATATAACCTTCAACGTAATTGCCAGAAGCAACGTCGCTGCCAGGCCAATAGTTTGACCAAACAGTACGCTTTTGGCTTACTGAAAGATATTTACAGCCAACAAAGATACCACCGATGCCGAGAGCGGCAGGTGTTGCACCTGTTGAAGCTGATTGTGCGTAAGAACCGTCTGATTGCTGTGTTACTGGATCGCCGAAATAAATCGCGCCAGCATTATAGTCAATAACTACAGCAACTTGCTCGTATGTTGGAGCAGAACCGTTGCCTGTGTATTGACGGAATCCGTAAGGCGCATTGGTATTAGCCATAACGGAGCCTCCTTATTACAGGAAAGTCCATCATCGCACACCGAGGCGACTAAGAACCAAGGATAAGTTTGAACCCCACCACCGAGGGGGGCAAGACCAATAATACAAATTTTTAATGAAAAGTAAAGAGGGCCCCGAAGGGCCCTCACAAATGCTATTCTTCGGGGATCGGCATGGGCTCGTAGCCCTTCCGAACGCGAGCCAAGGGGGCATCCTTATTATTGCGGTCAAACTGCCCTTGAGGCGCTGAGTTGAGCTGCTCTTCCTTCTGGCGAACCTGATTGACTGCCTTGCGGCGTTCAATCCGTCTTGCCTCGTCAGTGATCTCCAATGGGCGCTCCATAAGGATCATACCCTTGCGCTCAATGGTTTGATACTTATTGCCCTCAGGCATCATTGATGGATGGCGAGACGCAGGAACTGGCTCCCAACCCTTACGGGCAATCGATACAGCATATGCTGGATCTTCGGCGCCCAAGACTGACTTCATTTTCCACTCATATGACCAACCATCGGGAATATAATGAGCGGGGATATAGAAGTCGTCTGTGCCTTCATCGAGATTGCCAGCATGACCGCGAAGTTCGGCAGCACGGCGGGCTGCACGCTCTTTTGACGTCTCTTGGGCTGGCTCTTTTGCCTTTGGAGCAGGTTGAGCAACCTCGTCAGTGTCATCTTGCAACGTATTATCAATAGGCTTTTTAAAGCGGCTGATAGTGCGTTTTGGTGTACGAATAGGTGTATTTTCCATAATTAGCTTCCTTAATTAAGTTTGCCTTCCTTCTGAAGGGCAAGTTTGTTTCGAGCATAATCTTGATCTGACATGCCCATCATTTCGGCCATTTCGCGCTCAGCTGCCGTCAAACGAACGACATTTGGGCGTGTGCCTGGTGCTGAACCAGAACGGCTTACAGGAGCCGCTGGAGGAGCCTGACGGCGCTGTGTTGGCTTTGCAGCCATCTCAGTTGCGTCATCCGAATCATCGTTGTCATAATTATTTCGATTGATCCCCAAACGGTTCTCAATGAAATTAAAATAATCATGCGTATCAGGGATAATGCCGTCATCAACGGCATCAGCATGGGCACGGAACATGCGGTCAATTGTCTTTTGATTGTTCAAATGACTGCGGTTGTTTCTCAGCCATTCAGCGGAAGCTGGTGTGACCTGAGAAGCCAATGCCTCGATGTGATCAGAATATTGGTTATTCTGTGGCGCTTGTTTTGGCTGTGTTTCCATAGCCGTTTTGCCATTTTCAAGCTGCAAAAGCTTGTTTTCATTGGCAGAAATAACTCTTTGGATTTTTGCAGCCTGATCATAATCGCCATTGCGCAATGCTTCAGCAGAACTGTTGACAAGCATATCAATATCACGCTTTAACGTGTCGATTGCATTGTTAACGAGGTGCAAATTAGTGTCTTGAACCTCATTTTTGGCTCTAAACTCGCGATCTGCAGCCTCTTTTGCGCGTCTTTCGGCTTCAATGCGAGCTTGACGCTCTTGTTCAAGCTTTGCACGCAGTTCCTGAATGCCTTCATCAGGCGTAATTTCAGCCTTTTGCTTTTTTTTCGGCTTTTCAGGCACGTCTTCAGCGTTAACAACCTGAATTTCGGGTTCTTCAACCTTAGTTTCAACTGGATCGAGCTGAATTTCTAATTGTTCATCTTTATCTGACATATTTTACTCCTTACCAAATAATATCTGGGTGCTCGACGCGGCCGCGAATGACCAAATCATCAAGCAAACGACACATTTGGCCGTTAACTGTCAGACCCCAACCATCAGATGGCCTAAAAACAACCCAATCATTAACTTCTATATTGTCTTCCATGCAGGCAATTGGACCTTTTTTGAGAACAAGACCAATTTTACCCTGCCATTTATCCTCTTCACGGATATTAGGCGTGATGAGAATGCCTCCAGCCGTCTTTTCAGGACGGATGTAAATCGCAACTAAGACTTGATTATTAAAAATCTCAATTTCCGATATATCTCCAATTTCTTTTAATATTTGATCCTTGGGATCAACTGAATGTTCCATAACGTATGCCATGTGATACCCTCTTATCTGGCTTTGTTTACTTTTAGACGAGCTTCCTCACAGAGATCTAAGACCTCTCTTAAGGCAGCAATTTTACCAACAAGCGATTTATATTCAGCGTAATCGCCCACACCGCCGCCACGAGAGAGATTATTGAGATGCAACTCAATCTCTTCCATGATTAGTTTTCTGAGCTCATGCTCAAATAAGTCACTGTAAGTTAACATTTTCCACCCTTCCCCTCTAAATGGTGGTTCCCCCTGAATTTACTAGAGTGGCCGTCGGCAGAGGGACCGACGACCACCTTTTCAGTGGGGAGACCGAACCCCCACCAAAACTTAGTAATTCTTAACGGCTGGCTTTACGGGCTTAATGCCGTATGCCTTTACCTTCTCTAAACGGCCTTCGCCACCACCTGCACCATCTTTAATGGGATAGCTGGTGCGGCCACCATGCTTGCGTGCCATAGGAGGCATTTGTGGTGCTCCTGATGGCGCTCCACCGCCCATAGGCATTGGCACTGGCATTGGCATAGGCATGCCCTGAAGAGGCGCTGCAGGAGGCGCCACAGGAACAGGCTGACCTGGAGGGCGTGGCATACCGTTCGGAGGCATCATGCCGCCCATTGGTTGCTGGCCTGCGCCATGGGGAGAGATCACAATATTGATATTGGTCTTGCCCTTGCTTGTTTTGCCGCCTGTAGCGCGCGCTAAACGGCCACCTGTAGGACGTGTGCCCTGCAGCTCGCCATCAGACACGGACATTTTGCCGCCATGCTTACGGTGCTTGAGAGCTTCGCCCTTCACCATCTTTTTGATGAGTGCCTTGTCTTCGGCAACATCAGGATGGCTTGCCTTGCCGCCGTGAGCCTTATGCAGGCCCTTTAATGTCTCAGCCAAATGAGCGCGCTTAGCGAGCTTTGGATTTGAGCTGTGCTCGGCCTTGTGGAGCTTTTTAGCAGGGATCTTCTCGCCTTCAGGAACATGAAGAGCTTTATGCAAAGCACCCTTATGCTTGACGGCTTTCTGGATCCACTTGCCTTCAACTTCGCCGCCGCGCTTAATGCCAGCATATTTAGCAAAGCTTGATTGAGCATTGCTTGAAGGTAACAAACTTGAAGGAACGCCAGCTGGATTGTCCTTAGCCATATTTGACATGGCTGAATTAAAGGGACCAGGCCCATTAACCTGACCAGCATCAGCACGGTGTTTGCGATGGATCTTGCCACCGCGCTTGTGGCCTGAAGGAGGAGGATTGCCATCCTTGTTGGGATCGTAATCATTGCCCTGATCATCAGTCACAGCACCTGCGCCTGTGCGATCATCGTAATCACCTTCATGATCCTTCAGCCATTGTGTGATGCCGCTGACCTTTTGACCATCAGCATGGTGTTGACGGCGCACCTTGCCGCCCTTTTTAAAGCCACCGACATGCTTTGTGCCGTCACGTTCTTCATTGGCTTCACGCACATTGCGATTAATCAGCGAATCAGCAGTCAGAGCTTTTCCACCAGACTTGCGGGGCTTGCGTCCAGCATGCTCAAGAGCCTTCATGCCCTTGGCTTTGCTAATGACCTTACCGCCCTTTTTGAACTGACGGCGTGAAACTGGGCGGAGGCCCGTTTGCACGTCAGCATCCAATGGCTCAGCTGGTGTGAAGTCAGATGCATCAATTTTAGATTTAGGGCCAGACTTAAGGAGACGAGCAATTTTGCCCTTCATCGCCTTTCTGGCTGCTTTTGCTGTTTCAGACATAGGTTTCTCCTAGGATTTACGGACGTCTCCGTATCAAAGACCTAGCTAAATTCACGGCGCTAGGCAGCTGATTGCCGAATTGGGATGTGATTCGTAGGGCTTGGTCAACAATATGACCACCAGACGCAAAAGAGCCCGCCGAGCCCTTTACAGGCTTGGCAGGCTTTTTCTTAATTGGTTTAGAATTTACTTGCTGTGGTGCTGATGGCGATGTTTCTTTTCGCCATGTTTTTCCTGTTTTTTCATATGCTCTGTCGAGGTGACCTTCGAGTTCGTTCTCAAGTTGTGATCTAACAGAATTGAGATGGGCTGATGGATCTGATCCGAGGAGGTCGCCCAACCGTGCCAAGTAACTTTGCCCATTTTTATCTTCCTTCCAATCGTTTTTGGCCTTGGTGATTTCCGCTTCATGGCCATGCACATCAATATCGGGACCAAGTTTTTCAAGCATTTTACGAAGAGATCCGCCCTCCCGAAGGGCTTCTTCAATCTTATTTTTATTTTTTTCGCCGCCTTTGTCAATCAAACTACGAATACCAACTTCGCCAGTTGGTAATTGAATTGGCTGAAATCCACGGAGTAATCCCGTAGTATCAGCTTTCATTACTTTATTCCAAAAATTTTGCAAATATTTTTTATTTGCAAGATTTTTTGTGCCTTTTTCAATAAAATCAATGCCAAAACCCTTTGGATTGGCTGTCATTGGCTTGGCCCTATTGTGCCAAACTTCCGTTTGATTAAGTAAATATCCTAATGCATTGGCCGCAATATCAGCGCCCGTTTTAGTTGATAATGCATGAGTAACAGCTGCTGGGTTTTGATACTGTTCCCAAGCTCCAGTACCATGAACAATGGTATGATAACCAATACCAGCAAGATTTGCGGCATGTTTCATAGCCGACGCTGTCATTTTATTAGTTAAATCAGCCCTATTTTCATTTGAAAGTCCGCTAATAGCATCCCCATATTTGCTCGCCCAAGGTGACCCGTTGCCTGGATCAAGTTCATATGAAATGCGGCGCAAATTACGATTAAGACCGCTTTCTGAATCCTCTTCTGCATTACGAGTAAGTTTTGTCATACCCATCCAACCAATAGCTTGAACTTCGGCTGGCGTCCAATCATCTCTTCCCATCCATTTTCGTTTATTTAATTCATTTGTAAGTCCTTGACCAAAACGAGCTCTATTTTCATATGCCGCTTCAGTTAATGAGCCTTTAAGATCAACTTTAAGTTTTGATAATTGTTCAGGATCATAACCTAAACGAGATAAGTGATTGATTAATTCATCGTCAACCATTCCTGTATCTCGTGCAGTGTGTACATCAACAACAAAAGGAGATCCTCCATGTGGATGGTTACCCATCCAAGAACGAACTGGTTTTCCTTCTGCCGAATCCACAAAATCAGATATTTTTTGTCCGACACCTTGCTCAATAGGTTGATCTTTTAAAACAGCACGAGCTGCTTCTGTTGGGTTAGGCATACCACCAGATTCCCAAAGATGCTCTGGAATTTGACGTGCCATTTGTTCTTTTTGCATTAAAACATTATTCATTGCACCAGCAGGTGAAACATTTTGTTGCGCAACTAACCAAGCACGCATATTTTTACGCGCTTCTTCTTCATCAGGATAATGCTGTTTAAATGTTGAATAAACATTTTTATACCAGTTAGCAGCATTATGAATTTCATTATGATTTAATATTTGTTCGTGTCTTTTTACCCAATCATCATATGTAATATTACCAGTTGTAAAATCAGGTAATTGTTTTTGACCTTCTTGGGCTTTTGGAGCTTTAATTGTTGTACGTTCGTTAGCAGGATATCCAGCAACATTTTTACCATTTGCTTCTGCTTGATTTCTTTTTATTTTTGTTGCAAGTCTTGCACTAGCTTCTTGAGCAGGAAATTGTAAACCAGTATTTTGATATTTTTGCATAACCTCTTCAGGCTGCATTTCCTCTGGCGGATTATTATGTCCCATTGGTGGAGGAGGCACTTCACCACCTTCTTCATATCCACGCGCAGCAATCTCTTGATCAACGAGATTGGATGGCATGGAGATGTTGGGATCTTTAATGTTCTTAAGAGTGTTCGATAAATCTGCTTGCGTATAAGCAGGATCTACCTCACCGCCATCAGCAGCATGTAAATCATTCACATGAGCTAATCTTGGGTCAAACCTTGCATCCGCATGACGTAATGTTTCAGGATATAAAAAAGCTCTACTTGATGATGGTTCTGCATTACCTTCTGGTGAAAAATCTGTATCAAAATATGCTGAATCATATCCTTGATTTTTAAGATGTGATAAAAGTTTGCTTGCATCTTCTCTATTACCACCAACAGATTGTAAGTGATCTGGATTTAATGCTTGCCAGCCATATTTTATGTTCATCCCATTAGGATCGACACTTGATATATCATTATTAAACATATCAATAAGATCTTGCCCTTCGATAGTATTTTTATGTCTACTTAAAAGAGGTAAAATATATTTTTGATTTAAATCTTTTTGGTAAGCTTTTGCTAATTTTTTATCAACAGTTGCATAAATTTCTCCCTTTTTATTGGAAAAAGATTTATTTTCATTACCTGAATGATAATATGTTTTATCTACATTATATCCCATTTCCTTAGCACGTTTCATTCGCGCTGATTTATTCATTGGCATAGATTGCCCTGTATTGCCAGAAACATAATGATGATGGAGCTGGTCAGGGTCCGCTAATGCCATCATTTCATTTGTAATTTCATGGCCTCTGTTTGATTTTAAAAGCCCTGCTATATAATTAGCCATTTCAATTGATGAATTATTTGCGCTGCCACCGATATTTTTTGGAACTTGGTACAACGGCGCATTGTGAAACTCAAAGCGGTTCACAGGTGGCTCTGGATTGCCCATGACGGGCGATGGATTAGATAAGACAGCGTGGGGATTAGTGACTAATTCCTTATGCGGATGAACTGCTTTCGCAATCATTAAAGCTCTGCGAGCTGCCTTACCGTGATCCATAATATCATCCATTCAAAAGGAAGTGGCGAACAAGAGACATTGCACGTTGTACAACAGGGTGATCAGCATCAACAGATCCACCTTGCGCAAATGTATCATCTGCGTTGTTTGCAACGTAATTGGGATCCATCTTCTGCAATGCTTGGCTTGCGCGGAAGAAATCAGCATTGCTGTCATTGCTGCCCCAATTAATGTCTGTGGGGTCTGTAGAGCCTTTCGCAATAACAGGCGCAGCATAATTTCCTTGAGATCCACCACCAGACGATTGGTAATCCTGTCCGCTAAAAATCTTTGAAAAGAAGCCAGTTGTTGGAGGAGGGGCTGGAGTATGAGCTGTTGGCGCTGTAGGTGCGGCAGGTGCAGCTCTTGACGGGCCAGCTACCGTTGGACGAGCGGCATTTAAAACTTGTAATGCTTGTGCCCGAGCATTTTGTATATTAACTGGAGAAGAATTTGATAAATCATTATCTGTATTTTGTGGTAAAGGATCTTGCCATGCCTGACCAGGCCCTAATCCATACCCATAAGAAGGCGCAGATGATGTTGATTGTAAAATTTCTGGATGGTTTTTTAATAAACGATCTTTTTCAGATTGCCCAATCGTCCAACTAGCACCTGAATTAAGGTTGCTTAAAGTATTTGCATCAGTTTGATCTAATGGTGATGTGGGAGTTCCATAACTCGGTGCAGCTGGCTGTTTTTGGGAAGCCATCGCTTGATCATTCTGAAGAGATTTCTCATAATTATATTGATCTTCTGAATGAAGTAAAAAATTCATTTTTTCTTTTGGAGAAGAAAGTGAATCATAATATTTCTTATCTTGTGGTTTAAGATCGTCATAAGTAATCATAACATTAATCCTTCTTCAGGCTTTGCTCAGTTGGCTCTGCCATCGCCTCTATAGCAGGTGCCGTTTCGGGATGCATTGTCAGATCTTTCGCAAGCTTAAGCAACTCAATGCGCTCACGGCTTTGGCGATCCAATGTGCGGTTCTTGTCTTCTGCGGAGATGTCAGCCTGACGAAGGCCAAGCTCTTTTGCTTTCGTCTGTGCCGAAATAAGCTTAGACCGCGCATCCATCGCATCAATTGGGCTAATCTGCTCATGACCTTTCGGCTGCAATCCACCATCATGCTTAGGCGCATAAGCGCCTTGCTGGATCTTAGCTTGCACTTCTGCGGTCTTCGCCTGAGCCATCATCATGCGTGCCTGAGCATCTTTCTGCTCTGCCGCAATCTTAGATTGGATTTGCTGCATTTCAGGCGGTGGGGATGCCTGTGCCTGCGGAGGTGCAAGGAATTGATTTGGATTGCTCCAACCCATTGCCTGCATAGCAGCTGTGTCAATCGCAATTGGATCATACATCGATGGATTGGCTTGCTGTAATTGTTTCAAGCCCATGATCTTCATCACGCGCTGACCATGAGATGCTGTGTTAGGATCTGCCTGCGGGACGAGATCGCAATCATCGAGAGCTTGCAGAAATGTCTGCTCATCCCATTCACGAGTGGGGCGACGGTTCTTCTGCCAGAAGCTTTCTGGATGCTCTTTAAACAGCCGCACGAGCATCTGAAATTCTTCTGCCTGAGCTGCGTGCATACGCTTGTGAACGGCATTCATGACCTTTGTCGCCTGATCAATCATTGCCAGTGTCGTGCCGACAGGCGCATCAGCTCGACCTTCGCCGACCTGCTGCTCAGACGTGCCACCAATGCGCATGCCTGTCATCGCCATGTCCTGAACAAGGCTCATGAGGGCTGTTGATGGCTCTTTGTAAGGCAGAGGGCTGATGGCATCCTTCAATGGCATGCCGCCCGTCTTAACGAGGGCACCACCGCCTGGGGGAACACGGAAGATGTTTGTGTTCTGGCGTGCACCCGTGTCAGCGACAAGGAAACCTGGGAAGTTGGCATACATGCCAGCATCGAGCAGTTCACGCCACGCAGCCGTAATGGCGTTCGTGGTGTTGCCGAGAATGTGCAGGAGGCCGATGTCATAGAAGCCCATGCCTGGCACAAATGTGTATTTGATGAAGTTAACGCGCGCTTCAGGCAGCTCTTTGTCGTCCTCGTCATAATTGCGGACAATCGACAAGATCTCTTTTGAACTGACATCAATCGTTACGCGGTATGGGATCTCAAGACCGCTTGGCTTGCCCTTCCAACGGTGCTCAAAGCCTCTGATGTCGAGCTCGCAGTAAATCTCATATATTTCGCGGTCGCGGTCCTCAGGGCGCATGCCCTCCTGCATAATGCCTTGCTGAGCATTCTTCTCGCGCTGAACAGCATCAAGCTTAGGCGCGTGCGCGTCATGAAGATCAATGTCGCGATAGACGCCGAGGATCTGCAGGCGCTTGACTGTTGATGGCTTCATAAATGATCGATGGGTGATTCGCGTGGCATTGCGCAGATCGGTCGCGGCGTTGTTGACAATCAAGTCGTCAGCATCAACGCTCTCGATGACTGGCCTATTGCGGAGTGGGCAGAAATAGCCCTTTTTAAACGCTGTGCCGCCAAACCCGAGCATCAACAGCATGCGGTCAGTGTCTGGGTAATATTCGGATGCGACCGACGTCAAAAAGTGATTGAGATCACGCTCCAAAGCATTGGCGAGCTGATCTTCTTGCAGATTGCCATTGTTGTCGTCATCGCGGATCTTAACGGGGCCATCGGTCGGCAGAAGTTCAGAGCGCGCATTAGCCTGAAAACGTAGCACAGCCTCGAGAAGCAGAGGATGACGCACTTTGCTCATGCCTTCAACGGGAGCGCCATCTGACGCGCCTTGAAGGCCAGGAATTTCTATCTTGAGACCAAGGAGCTTAATGCCTTGAGCGCGGTCTTCAATCCATTCTTGACGGCTCTTGAGGTCGTCCTCAACACCTCTGAGAAGCTCAGAAGAAATACGATTAAGCTCCAACTCATCAATGTCATCAACCAGATTATCAAACCAGCCGTGACGCCTGTCTTTTTTACTCTCTTCGATAGGTCTGCCATCGAGGGACACCGTAATTGATCCATCGCCATGCTCTATTTTAAGTATTGCGCCATCGTCACTAAATTGAGGAAGATCTCCGCCCTCATCCGCCGCTTCAACGATAACCTCCGCAGGATCAGGTTGATCAGTCTGCATTGGGGCAGGTTGTCGAATGTTCGGCACGAGGCCTGGAGTTAATGGCATGGCTACTTCCCTGATTGCAAATCAAGGCCCTCCATCTCTTCGACAAAGCGCCTTATCCCCTCTTGCGCAGCTAATGTATCAGACTTCATGGATAATTCATAGATGCGAACAAAGTCGTGGGGCTCTTGCCCCCAAACCTCGACCTTGTATTTGTTAAGCCCCTTTTCGCCAGGTTTGACAATGTGAATGTCGTCAACCGTGGCGCTGCATAATACACGCTGCATTCTGTCCTCCGATGATGGTTCTTATTATAGTAATGCTTAAACCGCGTAAAGCGGCGCTGGTGGCTTGCCAGCATATTGTTTCATGTTTTCGACCTCGGCCACGCGCTCTTCAGACCGCTGCAGCACGCCGATCTTGCGCAGGTGGCGAAGAGCCATCGAAACGGTATCGACGAGGTCGTCATGCTTCGCCTTGGGGAAGTTGCAGGTCTGGATGATGGTTTCTTCCGCCCATTGGAAATTGGGCGCATAGATCAGGTTATCCGAGAACAGGGATTGGACCGAATAGAGGCGGGCGATCTTGTCGCCCTCTGGATCGACCTTCTCAATCGCCCACTGCTCGTGACCGTAGACGCGGCGCAGCTCCTGCAGGATCGACAGACCGCTTGCCTTGCCCTCAACCAGCAATCGATCGACCTTCTTGTCCTTGCAAATCTTCGCAACGTCAGTAATGAGTTCATTGAACTTGACGCGCTTGTTATAGGCGTAGATCAGCATGACCTTGGGCGTCTGCCTGTCATTGTAGGTGCGCTCAATCTCAATCGTGCCGTTTTGCGTCATGAGCTTAGTCGTCTGCGCCTTAAGGTCTGACGAGAACACGCCCCACACTGTTAAGGCGCTGAAGTCGCCCTCATGCGTTTTCTCGCCATATGCTGTGTCGAGAGACGCCACAATGTAGTCGAACAGCGGATAAGTGTTGTCTGGGCTTTCATAGACCTGCCACCATTCGCGCTCAATGATGCCACCACCGCGTGGAATAGGCTCTTGCTGGAATTGGCCTGCAGTTGCATATGGCCCCATGATCTTTTCGTCGCGATCGACGACAGACTGAGGGAACCGCTCAGGGAACAGAAGCTCGCCTTCCGCCTCACGCGGATCGACGTAGCCGAGTTTAGTTGGGAAGTCTTTACGCCATGGCACGAACCGCATCGGCAGGCAGATATGATCATAGCCGAGCTGCATGTCGAGGATGAGACCTGCTGTGTCTTCTTCATGCAGGCGCTGCATGATGACGACAATCGCCGAGCTGATGGGGTTATTAAGACGTGACGGAACGGCTTCAAGAAACCATTCCTTGCGTGACTGCCTGATAGCGTCAGATGCCGCATCCTCGACCGAGAACGGGTCATCGATGATAACTCTGTCACCACGAGCACCAGTGATTCCGCCTGCGGCGACAGCCTGCCTGAAGCCCGTTGCGGTGTTTTCGAACTTGGTCTTGGCGTTCTGATCTTTGGTGAGCTGAACGCGGTCGCCCCACCGCTCTTGATACCATTCTGATTCCACGAGGCGCCTCATGCGCGTATTATCGCGGATGGCGAGATCTTGGTTATGCGATGCGCAGACATAACGCATGTTGGGCTTATTCTTCGGCCCCCATTCCCACGCTGGCCAGAAAACGTTTACGCACAGGGATTTCATTGTGCCTGGCGGAATGTTGATCAGCAGTCTGTTATAATGCTCGCCATTCTCCAACTTATGGCCGTCAGTAATGGCCTCGAGGTGCGCGCAAAGGAAGTCAATGTGCCAGCCGTGAACATATTCCTGCGCAGGCTCGATGATGTGCCACGCCTGCTTAATAAACTCGACGAGCGACAGCTCGCACTTTCTCTTTTGAATATTGTAGAGATTAGCCTTGAGGTCGATCTGCCTCGGAAGCTTAATCATCCCCATCGGACTGCCCCAAGCTATTCAACAATGCCTGCTCGAGTACCTCGAGCTCTTCAACATCAAGCTCACTTACGTCCAAAAGGTTTGTGGTCTTTATTTCTATTGCCGAGCCATTCGCGCCCGTTAATTCGGTGCGCTCAGTGTAATCTTCGCGGAACCGCGCTTGCATGGACTTTGTCCATATTGCCGCGTTTATTTTGCCCGAAAGCATGCCTTCTTTGCCCTTTTTTTCCCACCATTGTTGCTCAAAAGTCTTCGCTTTCCTTAATGCTGCGGAAAATTCTGGGTATTGTTGCGCCCAGTAGGACAATGTCGCGCGGTCAATATCTAGCTGAGCTGCGATCTCCGCAGGCGAACAACCGTCGTCTCGCGCATATTTCATAGCCAGCTCACAATACTCTGGCTTGTAAAGAGATGGGCGCCCGACAGGGCGCTTCTCTTGTGGTGGTTTTGGTTTAGTTAACTTACCCATTAATTGAACTCATCATCATCTGTATGTTTCGATTTGACCTTTTTGAGGGCTGCCTGACCGAGCGGAAGATCAGCAAGCATTCCCAAAGCATTCATATAAGTATCGATCAGCTCTTGTTCCATACGACGCTCGTCGTCGGACTTCTTGCGTTGAGCGATGATCTTGCGCAGGATCTTGACGTCGAAACCATTTGACTTTGCCTCGGCATAGACATCTTTGACGAGCTCAGCTATTTCGGCTTTCTCGACCTCAAGCTTTTCGATGCGTTCGACGATTGATTTGAGTTGGTTGTTTGTCACGATGATTCTCCATAATGTTAATTAAATACTTCGCTTGTTCTAAACAGTAGATGCATAAGGTTGCACATGGTTCCTGCGCACGACCATCAGGATCATAAACGCACAAACCAATAGCGATAGCTTTGATAAGATCATCAGGAATGTCAAGCATTAGTGCTTAACCATGTTCGACACATCGAGCCTTCTCAATATTGCTAAGGACGCCTTGTCTTTGATGTCCTTTGGCATTTTCTTGAATAGCTCAGCTATAACAAAAATCATCATGGGCTGCTCAAACACCTGAGCAGGCAATGATGGGTTTGGGTACAATTCTTTCTGATCCATTATTTTTTATAACATACAAAAAAAGGATTTGACATATGAAATTGCTTCGCGTAATAATTACATATTGGTTATTCATTCGATAGGAGTTAGCTATGCAATATGTACAACACATCGGCGCTTGGAATGCACAAATCGACTTCTACCACGAATTGGCTGAAGAATTTGTTCTGTCAAATGGCGGCATTGTCACGGAAGTCTTGATTGCCACGAACCGCGAAGATTACGCGATTGACGCAATCTGCATCAATGACCAATGGGTTGATGAGGGCGACATCTTTACATTAGCCTGCGCTGAGCTCGTGAGCGCATTAGACAAGAAGTTCTGCGACCTTGCTTGTGACCGTTATGATGCTGAGGCTGAGTACTACTGGCAGGATCAATACAATGCTGCGTAATCTTGTCCAAGACATCATCGAAATCGTGGCTTTGGGGATCTTCGTGATCTCCATCGCCTTCCTTTACTTAGCCATTAATTAAGGTGATCCATGCAGCACGAAGCAGCCAAGACCTATGCGGTCGTCATCGATCAATTCCGCAACCGACCTACGCCAGCCCTAATGAAAGCAGCTCTTGAGCTCGCCAAATTACCAGCTGGAGATGCGACAGACACAGCCCTTGATATTGCTCTGTTTATTCTCGCTGAGAGGATTGATATTGCTGAGTTTAATGAGCTCATAAATAAAATTGAAAAAATAAATGAAAAAAATTCGTAATTTCGCTTTACATACGAAAAAATTTCATTATTGTAGAAACATCAGCAATCAAGCTGACTGACCTCGGAGGTTAACATGTCTAACATCGCAGCTATCGTAGACGATTTCGCCCGCATTAATGCACAAATCGCTCAACTCAAGAAAACTCAGGACGATCTCAAAAAGCAACTTTTGGCAATTGCTGACTTCAACACTAATGACAAGGGTGTTGTATCAGCTGTGGTCACAGGCAGTGTGGCTGATGTCGTGTTCACCAAAACCTTCCCCACCACATTCTCTAAGGATCTCGCACAGACCCTTTTGAGCGACATAGACTTCCAACGCTGCTTTGCAACAGCCATCAACCCCACAATCACACCTCGTGTAAAAGTCAAAGCACTTTAATCAACGGGGGCTTCGGCCCCCATCTAACTCAACAATGGAGATTAAAATGTCATTACCAAAAACAATATTCACGAAAGATTTTGTAAATGATTATGGCACAACAATCAGGGTTTCATTCATTCACAGACCACAAGGTTGGGACGGAAATGCAGATCGTCCTGAAGCATGGCTTGTGCGCACACAATCCATCAGCAATGGAGATCCCTGCTATCACGGTCAAGCATATAAAGATAAGCTTGAGGCTTTAGATCATTACAACAAACTTGGATAATAAACTGGGGGCTTCGGCCCCCACCCATCTTTACTATAGGAGACGAGACTATGACAAAATCACGCAAGAACACTATTGTTGTTATCGAACGCAAGCACACATGGACTGGCCTCAACTTCGCATCAAAGGGTGAGCACAGCTCTTACCAACTTGCGAAAGTATTACAGGCTGACAAGCAGGGCACGGTGAAAGCCGTCAAGATCTTGGGCTGGAAATTCCCTGTCGAGATCGAGATCTTGAAGCACACAGTCTATACAATCGATCCACCGCACCTGCAGGCTGCAGCTGCTAGTTTAGGTCGCACAGTGACAGCTGAGACCAATAATTGGTATGCCATCGATGACCTCAAGACCGAGATCTTGGGGCACCTGAGCGCAGCACCAGAGGCAACCAACACAATCAGCGCGGTGCACCCATGATAACACCACGCCAATTGATTGACTATCTCAACTTCGTCAGGGATAACCCTGACGAAGAAAATTCATGCGCCGAAGTCAATCCGTCCCTATGGATGGTGTGGTGCGAGATCCAAAACCGACCAGCAAACTTTGGTGCACCATGGTGGACGGAAGCTTTGGTCACACAATCAATCGACCGCATGCTTGATAAGGAGATCAAATATCGTGACCAGCAATGACCTCAAAGACTTTATGACCAAACATGAATTAACGACTTATGACATGTCCGTCATCACTGGCAAGCAGCTCAGAACCGTTCAACTATGGCTTGCGGGCAGACCTATACCTTGGCTGGTCAGCCTGATGGTTAAAGCCGTCAACGAGAACAAGCTGAGCTTAGACTGGATTGCGGAGCAAATCGAAGCATAATCATAACAATTACGGAGGCCGTACAGGGGCATCTATAATATAGGGGGCTACATAGGTAGCTCCCTATTCGTTTTTTCGAGCCCTGAGCTCTCAAAAAGGCATCTCGTCATCAATTGGAGCCTTACTATCGGGTATTGATTGCAGGGGATCGCCGATAGAACGCCTAATAGCCGTCACATGAGAGCCAGCGAAAACTTGCTTAGCCTTAACCAATTCAGGGAAGCCTTGAAGGAGGTGAGCGATCTCATCGAGCGTGTAAATCGACACCCACCGTTTGTCAGGTGAGACACGCACAAGGTCGGCCAGTGTTTTGACAAGAGCCACAACTTGGCCATCAGGCAGTGCAACCTCCCAAACATCAGGAGGGAGCTGCTCAGCTTTTGAGGCCGCAGCAGCCTTGTCGAGCACGCGCCATGCGCTGATCATGCGTTTGGTCTCTCTGATCACATCCTGCAACGTCCCGTGCCAGATCGCCTGATTGGTGAGGTACCGTTGCCGATCGAACTTCTCCCTCAGCTCAACCGACACGAGCAAACGCAACCGATCACAGCCCCACCTCTGTTCGACCTCCAGCGCAACCTGATCGAGCTCGTCGATCTCCGACTGACCAGCGATGTACATCCCCACCGTCGATTGCCATTCAGGGCCAGACTTCGATGTCGGAACCCCAAAGGCCGTGTTTGATTTCTTGTCTGGGAAACTTGATTTAACCTTAACCATTTGACTTGCTCCTCTTGAGGCGGGCGCCTGAAGCGCCCCGCCTCTACGTAGTAGAGGGGGTTAGACTTCCGCGACTTCCGCATAATGATTTCAATGACTTAGACTATGCTTCTCCGCAACCTCCGCATAACCTCCGCATAACCTCCGCATAATGATTTCAATGACTTAGAACATAGACTTCCGCAACCTCCGCAAACCTCCGCAAACCTCCGCAGGGGTTTTTAGGTCTTTTCAACGCCCTCTCCGACGTCCACATCGACTTCCACAGGCACGCATGCAAGGCGCATCCCCTTGGCGTGGAAGTCAGCATTAAACTTGTCTGGATGGGCTGTGGTGATGTCCCATGGATAGCAATTAAGCCACACCGTTCTCTTGACGTGTGTGGGCTTTACAAAGGCCTCAGGAGGCGGTGCAGGCTTACGTTTGATTGGCATGATGTGTCACCCTAATATGAGTTGAATTTGCGCTCTATGAGGTCGCGTGCGATAGCATTGATAGTTTCATTCTTACTGTGAGTTTGGATGATCCTTATCGCCTTTCGATAGCTATCGACCTCTTGCTGTAATTTATTCGCTTTCTGTGTCATATTCTTAAGCTTAACTTTAAATCTAAATAATTCAGTTTCGTCTTTCGTCATTTTAAACTCATACCAATGAGATATGGAATTTGTGGGACAACAGCATTGCCTAATTGTTTAAGTCTGTCCACCCGCTTGGGAACCCCATGAGCCACTCGACCCACGTCGGGTTCAACTGCCCATGTTGCCCCGATACTGTCAGGGCGTCGTTCAATGAGTTGCTGAAGCCTCGGCCAGACGTCGCCAAAGTCTCTGGTCTGCGACCGCCTTTGTAGTCCCGCGTAGTCGGCGTCGGCCACAATTTCACAGCCATCCCTAAATCCAAATTTTTCCCTCTCGCCAATTCTTTCTTTGCGCCTTCCAGCGTTCGAGAACCTTTGCTCCCATCCGTTGATCGAGGGGTAGGCAACAATCCAAATTCGGTCTCTGCGGTGAGGCGCGCCAATGGCTGAAGCGGGTATACAATGCCATTCCGCATCATACCCGATCTCAGCGAGCGACCTGAGCACTTGGTCCAATCCTCTAGCACGAAGGGCTGAGACGTTTTCAATGATGGCATATTTCGGGCGGATTTCTTTGATGAGGCGGTGGTATTCGAACCAGAGGCCACTTCGCTCTCCTTCAAGCCCTGCGCCTTTTCCTGCAAGACTAATGTCTTGGCAGGGGAATCCTCCGCAAATAACGTCAACTGCAATTCCTTGCTCATCTAGAGCCGCCTTATTTAATTTTTGAACATCGTCAAATATGGGCACATGAGGCCAATGCTTCGCAAGAACCTTATGCGCTTTTTTATCAATTTCACAAAAGGCAACCGTTTCAAAACCAGCTTTTTCAAGACCGAGACTGAAGCCACCAATGCCGCTAAAAAGATCGAGGACTTTCATGTTTCAATTGCTCCAATGTGAGCTGATCCAATATTTCTATATTTTGGACGACAAAGCCATCGGCTGGTTTGTCTGTCTCTAAGTATCGAACCTGACCTGTCTCCTTATTGTAATGCTTATACCTCAGGGGGAAAGCATGACCATCGAAGCGCATGATGGTTTGACCGTAATAAGGCGGTTTGAGTTCGAGATTCTCTCCGAGGAAATCACATTCATTTTTGTATTTCAGGAAAGAGAGAGGTTTGATGCGAAAGGCGGGTTCAAAAAATTCTTGATTGAAAAAATCATATTTGTTGAAGCGCCATTCCCTTTTGAACGCCAGCCATGATTGCTTAAGCCTTAGCCATTGCCGTTTTATAAATTTAATCATCACTTATTCTCCTCTAATGCGGTGCGAGCTATTTCAGCACATTGGCAAACAAAACCACAGTCAACTTTTACAACTTCTCTTAATGCTGCTTCCAGCTTCTCAATGCGGTCGGCGGCTTCATTTCGTTCGTGTTCGTAATCACGAAACACTTCTGCGGGCATTTTTTCTTTGGCGTCGACGCTAAAGGAAGTAAGCAGCCGTTTAACAAGATCATCCATTTTTCCCCTCCAGTGCTTTTCGGGCAAACATTATTAATGCTTCTGCATTTGGTGGGGATGGAACTTCACAATGCACAACGATTGCCCGCAGCGCCGCTTCTAGTTGCTCAATGCGGTCAGCGGCTTCTTTGCGTTCAGTCTCATAAACTTTCATTTGATGCTGAATGTCTTCCCTAGCATTCACAGAAAAATCTTCATTGAGCCGTTTCACAAGATCGTCAACCATTATTTAATTTCCTTTAATGCAGCGTAAGCATAATCTTGCATCATTCTGATTTGCTCATGTGGGTTTGAAATATTTCTAGGGAACCATCCTTTAATATTGGCTAATG